AGCAGCTGCTCCGGCTGGGACTGCTGCACGAAGAATCCTCTGGGCCAGCAACGCGCCCTGGACGGCCACGGGCTACGGCGAGCAAACCCAGCAAGCCACCCGGCGAATCAAAGCCGCCGGCCACGAAATAGCCATCGCCTCCAACTACGGGCTCGAGGGCTCAACGATGGAGTGGGAAGGCCTGCCGGTCTACCCCCGCGGCCTTGACGTTTACTCCAACGACGTCATCCCCGCCTATGCGATGGACTTCGGTCGGCCGACCGGGCAGCAGGCCGTCGTCATCACCCTGTTTGACTGCTGGGTTTTCAAGGGCGCCGGCTGGGACGTCCTCGAGCGGGTCGCCTCCTGGGTGCCCATTGACCACTTTCCCGCCCCGGCCCCGGTGATTGAGTGGCTGAAGCGCCCCAACGTGACACCGATTGCCATGTCGCAATTTGGGCTTGACGCGATCGAGCGCCACGACATTGAGGCCCTGTACGTCCCGCACGCCATCGACACCAAGGTTTTCAAGCCGACGAAGTTGATGCAGGGCAGCGACGGCCAGGTGCCGGCGCGGCAATGGATGGGCATTCCGGGCGATGACAAGTTCGTCATAGGAATGGTTTCGGCCAACAAGGGCGGCGTTGACCGCAAGTCCTTCGCCGAATCTTTCCTAGCCGCCGCCATGGTCATGCAGAAGCACGACGATGTCTGGCTCTACCTGCACACCGAGCCGAGCCCGGCTATGTCTGGCCTTGATCTACGGGCGCTGCTGGCCGCCACGGGCGTCCCGATGGACCGGGTCGCCTTCGCTGATTCGTACTCCTATCGGATGGGCATCCCGAAGGAAGCCCTTGCCAGCATCTACACCGGGATAGACGTTCTTCTTCAGCCATCACGCGGCGAAGGGTTCGGCATCCCGGCCATTGAGGCGCAGGCCTGCGGCACCCCCGTCATCGTGTCCAACGCCACCGCCCAGCCTGAGCTCGTCGGCGACGGCTGGCTCTGCGACGTGCAGCCCGCATGGGACGCACCTCAAGGCTGCTGGTTCTTCACGCCCCTCGTGCCCAGCATCGTCGACAACCTCGAGGCCGCCTACGCGCGAGGACGCGGCCGCTCCCAGCAGGCCATCGACTTCGCCGCCAACTATGACGCCGACGTCGTGTTTGACAAATACTGGCGCCCGGCGCTTGACGTCCTGCTCGCGCCATGAGGGTCGCTTGGGTGACGCACCACATCCCTAGGGTTGAGGAGCGGCACGCGGCGCTACTGCCGGGCAAGTATGCGGGCGGGGCCGAGCGAAACACCGACTACATGGTCACCGCGGCACCAGCTGGCGTTGAGGTCACCTACATTGAACCCGAAGCCGCTGAGAGCGCCGCAGACGAATCTTGGGACCGGGTAGTAGTCGGAGGCACCGACAAACTGTCTGAAGCCTCCATGAATTTCCTAGCGGCTCTCAGGCCTATCGTCTGGGTGCAGCACGCCCAGCACCGCACACCAGCCAAGGCTGACCTGTTCCGCCAGGCCTCGCGGTTCTTGACGATGAGCCGCGCGCACATGGGCTGGGAAGCCGAATGGACCGGGCGCGCTGACGCCTTTATCCACTCCCCGGTTCCCCCGGACTGCGTCGCCCCCGCCGATAAGGAACCTTTTGCCTTGTTCGCGGGCAGACGCCACCCGGCCAAGGGGAAACTCAACGCCCGCATTTGGGCGCAGCGCCACGGCGTTGAGCTCGTCGAGTTGGAGAACGCCCCGCACGAGGTCGTGCTGGACCACATGGCCCGCGCTAAATACTTCGTCCACCTCCCTAAGGAGCGGGACGCCTGCCCCCTCGTCGTCATCGAGGCCACCCTCGCTGGCTGCGACATCGTCACCAACTCCCTCGTCGGGCGGCTAGAGCCCGGCGACCCTGCGGCAGTCCTCGCCCAGCAACCCGAGCGGTTCTGGCGAATTGTGGAGGAAACAGCATGAAGATCGTTGTCACCGGATCCGCCGGCACCCTAGGCGCCCCCCTAGTCACCGAGCTGCGCGAGCGCGGCCACGACGTCTGGGGAATCGAACTCCAGCACACCGGCCAGCCCCAGACCGTGCGCGCCGACATCGCCGACTACCGGCAGCTGCGCACCGCCTTCGACCGCATCGGCGACTTCGACCTCGTCTACCACCTGGCCGCCGAGTTCGGGCGCATCAACGGCGAGGAGCACTACGAGCAGGTCTGGCGCACCAACGCCATCGGCACCCGCAACGTGCTCGAGCTTCAGCGTGAGCGCGGCTTCCGCCACGTCTTCGCCTCCTCCTCCGAGGTTTACGGTGAGGCCGACGCCGAAGCCATCGACGAGCGCTACCTCCTTGACAACCCGCAGCCGCGCCTCACCAACGACTACGCGATCAGCAAGCGCGTGAACGAGGAGCAGATCCGCAACTTCGCTGACCGGTACGGCACCAAGACCATGACGCTGCGGTTCTTCAACGCCTACGGCCCCGGCGAGCGGTACCACGACTACCGCTCCGTCGTCTGCCTCTTCGCTTACCGGCTGCTGACCGGGAAGCCAATCACGGTGTATGAGAACTATCACCGGGTCTTCATGTACCAGGGCGACTTCATCGTGACGCTCGCCAACGCGGCCACGAGCTTCGCCCCTGGCGAGACCGTGAACGTCGGCGGGGACGAGTACGTCAGCGTCGAGGACATGGCAAACATGCTGCTTGAGGTCACGGGCGCCCACCCGTCTTTGGTGAACCGGCTGCCGCTGGACAAGCACAACGTGACGAGCAAGAAGCCTGACATCTCCAAGGCCAAGGCACTGCTGCACCACAACCCGCGCACAAGGCTCGCTCAGGGACTTCCCCTGACTGTCGACTGGATGCGGAAGCATTACGAAATCGGAGGCTGACCGTGGCGATTAGCAACGGCTACGCAACCCTGGCGCAGATCAAGAGTGCGCTGCGCATCCCGTCCGGCGACGCCACCGACGACGCCCTCCTTGAGATGGCCGTCGAGTCCGCGTCCCGCCTCATCGACGCCTACTGCGGGCGCAACTTCATCAACGCCGGCACCGTCACCCGCTACTACAACACCGAGAACCCCTACGTCGTGCAGATCGACGACGCCCGCTCCATCGCCCAGGTCGAAACATCCACCAGCCTTGATGGCGTCTACGACACGACCTGGACGATCGGCACCGCGGGCGGGCAGGGCGACGCCCAGCCCGAGCCGATCAACGACTACCTCGGCGGCGTCGTGTGGCCGTTCACCCGCATCCGCGCCATCGGCGACTACACGTTTCCCACGGGGCCAGAGAATTCGATCAAGGTGCGGGCTGTCTTCGGCTGGCCCAATATCCCGGTCACGGTCACCCAGGCCACGATCCTCCAGTCGTCAAGGATCTTCACCCGCCTCCAGTCCCCTCTCGGCATCACGTTTGGTGAACTTGGTGCCATGCGGGTCAGCCGCGGCCTTGACCCTGACGTTGTGCAGCTGGTCGAGGGCTACCGCCGCGTCAACGGTGTCGCATGACCGCGCTCACCGACCTACGCACCGGGCTCGCCAACAGGCTCGCCACCATCAGCGGCCTGCGGTCCTCGGCCTACATCCCCGACAACCCGCAACCCCCGGTCGCGGTCGTGATGCCAGGCCGCATCCAGTACGACACCGCGTTTGGGCGCGGGTCGGACGAATACTCATTCACCATCATGCTCATCGTCGGCCGCGTAGCCGACCGGGCATCACAGACCACGCTGGACGGCTACTGCGAGTCAAGCGGCAACCGTTCAGTCAAGGCGGCAATCGAAGGCGACCGCTCCCTCGGGGGCAAAGCCCTGGACTGCCGAGTCACCGAAATGACCAACCAGGGCTCGCTAGCCATTGGGGACGTCACCTACCACACGGCCGAATTCTCGGTCACCGTCATTGCCGCCGGCTAAGGAGTAACCAGAATGGCAAAGTTCATCGGCAAGAACATCCGGGTGAAGGTCGGCAGCACCGAGCTCACCGATCACATCGCAAGCGTCGAGGTCACCGAGACCGTCGACGAGATTGAGACCACGGCGTTTGGGCAGGCAGCGCGTAGCCGCATCGCCGGGCTCAAGGACGCCTCGGTCACCATCAGCTTCCACCAGGACTACGACGCCTCAAGCGTCAACGCCACGCTTGGCGGCGTCTTCGGTGGCACGGCGAACGTGGTCATCCTCGCGGGCACTAGCACCACGCAGGGCACCGCGGCAGCCGCCTCGCCCATGTTCACCATCCCGGTGCTGTGCTCGCAGCAGACCCCGGTCAACGGCCAGGTCGGCGACCTCACCACGTTCGACGTGACGTGGCCCGCCGTTGGCGAGATCACCAAGTCCACCGCTGGCACCTTCGTCTAAGTAGGAGACCACCTTGCGCATCAACTTCACCATCACCTACGCCGACGGCACGGCGGCGGAGGCTACGGCCTCCGTCGCCGACCAGGTGGCCTTCGAGCAGGCACACGACCGCTCTATCGCCCGCCTCGCCGACGACTTCCGCCTCACCGACGCCTGCTGGCTCGCCTGGCACTCACTCATGCGGACAAGCAAGACAAGTGCCTCCTTTGATGCATGGCTTGACTCCGTCGACAACGTGGAGATTGGGCAAGGCAAAATCGTCCCTTTGGAGGAGACGACAACGCCCACTGGCTGATCGTCCACTTGGCCTACGAGTACGGCCTAGCGCCGTCAGCTGTGATGGCCGAGTCTGACCGCATGATCTTCACCATGTCCAAGTACCTGACATGGAGAGCGCACGAGTCAACGAAAAGGAGCTAGTCGTGGACCTCAATGTGCGGCTCACCGGTGCAGACGAGACACTTAAGGCCTTGAACATTCTTGAGCCTAGTGTGGCGCGGCGAGTGAAGAAAGAGATCAGCAGTATCGGATCAATGCTTGCCGGTCATATCACGTCACTCGCACAACCTGACGCGCCTGTATCTGGCTGGGTGGGCACCCCGAACTGGCCTGCATGGACACCTGTCACTGGCTCATCAAGTAGGCGTGGCGCCGGAGTGGTGGTCACTCCACGCTCTGCCGGCGACGCCCGTATCGCATCCATGTATGAATACATCGGCAATGCCACCAGGATCAAGACACCGCAAGGCGCCACTCTTTCTCGCATGTTCAACGAGCGTCTAGGTGTGCCTGTTTCTAACAGTCGACGCAAGCGTCCTGGCCGCTTGGTGCGTCAGACGCTGAATGAGAAGTACGCCGAGGCGCGTCGCGATATTGAGAAGGCGTGCGACGACGCCATTGCTGAGGTCAACAGGAGGATGCCCTAATGGCTGCTGGTAAGGGCATTCAGATTGTCGTCGGCACTGACTACAACGACCGCGACCTCAAGCGCGCCCAGCGCGACCTAGACCGCCTAAAGAGCCAAGCCGCAAAGACTGCAGGCCCGATGGCAAAACTGGGCAACACGCTGCGTGCCAACGTGGGACCAGCTCTAGCGATGGCCGCCGCCGCAGCTGGTGCGCTGGCCGTCAAGTTCGCTGTGGACGGCGTCAAGGCTGCGGCCGCTGAGCAGGCGGCGCTTGCAACGCTGCACAACACGCTCACCAATTTGGGCCAGGCCTTCGCCATTCCTGGCGTTGACGCTTTTGTTGATGACCTTCAGCGAGCCACTGGGGTCGCTGATGATGAACTGCGTCCCGCTCTCCAGAAGTTGATCGTTGCTACGGGTGACGCTGCCGTAGCTCAAGACCTGTTGACCCAAGCCCTTGACATCAGCATCGGGTCCGGCAAGAGCCTTGATTCTGTGACCACTGCTTTGGCTAAGGCGGCAAATGGACAAACGGCTGCGCTAAGGCGCCTGTTTCCGCAGCTGTCAGAGACGGCACTGGCCTCCGGCGATCTGACCATCATTCTGGGTGAGCTGAACGATGTCTTCGGCGGGTCAGCCGCTCAAGCAGCAAAGACATTTGAGGGTCAGCTAAAGAAGCTCGAGGTTGCCTTCAGCGAGCTGCAGGAATCCTTTGGCAAGGGATTTCTTGATGCCCTCGGCGATACCAACAACGAAACCGACGCCCTTATGGACTCGTTGATGGCACTTGAGCCAGCCATGTACGACCTTGGAAAGAACATCGGCACGCTCGTTAAGATGATGGCCGATCTTGAAGAGCAGACGGGCGCAGTATCGACCATCTTCAAGGCGTTCCTTGACATCACCGGCCCACTACTTGATGCCATCATCTTCTTCTACCGAGTTGTGCGCAACGGTGAAGACCCACTAGAGGTAGCCGCTGACCAGTTCTTTGGCCTTGAGGCAGCCGGTAACGCGGCAGCGGATGGCATGGACAATGTCGGCGATGCTGCGAACAACAACCGGCGCGCGGCTGGTTGGTTCGGCGAAGACATGGCTGATCTATCCGATGAGGCGCGCGAGGCAGCCGAAAGTTTCAACTTGCTGGCTGATGCCATCACCTACAGCGGCGCCATAATTGGCTTCCAAGCGGAGATGGACGACGCCCGCAAGCTCATCAAGAAGGGCACCGACTCCCTCAGTATTTACAACAACAAAGGCCGGGAAACCGTGCAAGGTCTCATTGACCTTGCGAGCGCAACTGGCAAGGCTGCCGAGCAGACCGATGACCTCAGCGGCAAGCAAGACATCGCCGTGCAAGGTCTTGGCGTTCTTGAAGAAGAGCTGAACGGCGTCAAGCTTGATCCTGACACTCAGGAGGCTTTGCTCGGACCATGGCAGGCGCTCATTGACGACCTTGAAGAGGCCGGCGTTGACACCACCGACCTGCAAAACAGGCTGGATAAGTTGAAGAGCAAGACCATCGAGGTCAAGTTCGACATCGTAGTCACTGGCGATGAATTGCCGCCAGGCACTAAAGAGGAGTGGTACGGCACAGCCGTCGGTGGCAAGGTGCCCAAGCATTTTGCTATGGGCGGCTCGGCTAAGGGGATGGACACTATCCCGGCCATGCTCACACCCGGCGAGTTCGTGATCCGTAGACAAGCAGTCAAGCAGTTCGGCAGTGACTTCTTTTCGCAGCTCAACCGCGGCATCAACCCACTGGCTGGAATGACGCCCACCACTGGAAGCTCAGGCGGTGGCCTGACAATCAACGGCGGCATCACTGTCCAGTCGGCTCCTGGTGAGCGTGCTGAGACGTCCCTTCCCCGTGCGCTGCGTCGCGCGGCTTTCCTGGCAGGCGTGAATGGCTGAGTCCTACAAGATCAACTCGGTTGATGTGCAGACGTTCCTCACTCACCTCCAGGTGATCGACGGCAACATTGGTGTGCCGCCGCTGCGCCAAGACGACTATTCGGTGCCGGGACGGACGGGCGCTATCGCCGCGACCCCGTGGTGGGGTCCGCGTGTGGTCACGTTCGGCGGGATTGTTGCGAGCTCGTCGCGTGTGGGGATGCAGGCCAACTTGAAGGCCCTCGGGTCTTTGGTGCTCAATGGCGGGGACACGTTCACGATGTCACGCACTTTGGCTGCGGGCACCCCGACGCACACCGCGACGGCCCGCTACCTCGGCGGCCTCGAACAGTCCGAGGCGCTGTCCAATCGGGTCGCCCGCGTCGCCTTCGACGTGCAGCTCATGGACGGCTTCTGGTATGAGTCGGCCTACACCCCCGGCACCGCCCTAGCCGGCACCACCGTCGTCAAGGTCAACGGCGACGCCCCCACCCAAGACATCACCCTCACCTACTCCATCGGCGCTGGCTCCCAGCGGGTGACCAACTCCGCCTACCCCGGCCTAGCCCGGCTCACGT